CCTCAAGGACGTTGATAAGTATTCAATCGGAATGGATGAATGGTTCCATAGGTTCGGAGCACTTCACCAAACAGAAGCAAACTATCCACCCTACAACGTTATTCAGGAGAATGCAGTCTCCTATCGTGTAGAGGTTGCAGTTGCTGGATTTGCAACAAAAGAACTAGAAGTATTCACAGAGAACAACAAACTCTACGTGGAGGGTCAGAAGGAATTGGCGGAGCCTAAGGAGGGTGAGTCCTATGTTCATCGTGGAGTGGCTGCAAGGTCATTCAAGAGGGTCTGGACTATCTCTGACGACGTGGAAGTGAAGGATGTGGAGGTTTCCAATGGTCTCCTCACCATCCGACTCTCTCGTATCGTTCCTGACCACCAGAAGAGGCGGTCATATCTCTGATAATATGTTATAATGGTGTATGAACTATATGAAAGCGTATTGTGCTCTCGTTAGGAGGGCACAACGCCGAAAACTGAAAGGGTATAAAGAAAAACACCATATTTTTCCCGTTAGTATATTCGGGAAAAATGATATGGTAGTGGAACTGACTGCTCGGGAACACTACCTATCACATTGTCTGTTAGAACGAATATGTATTTCCAGATATGGGATACATCATACTAGGACACAGAAAATGTTATGTGCTCATGTGTGTATGAAAGGAAAAACTAATAGATATTATAACTCCTACTTATATGAAATAGCGAAGGTTAGGAGAAGTCGGAGTATGATGGGTGAAAACCATTGGAACTGGAAGGGTGGGAATAGAAACAAATGGGACCCTTCTAAACGCAAACCAAAAAAGAGAATAACACCAATGTTTAGTGTCACCAAACCTGATGGCAACCAGTTTGTGACGGGTTCTCTGAATAAAGTTTGTAGAGAACACAACCTCTCCCGCTCTGGAATGTATAGAGCATCACATTCTGGTGAAACTTGGAAAGGTTGGTTTGTAGAGAGACTAAATATTTTATGAGAGTTATTTTCTCGTATCGTCGCACCTGGGGGGTCCTGTCACAAAGCAGGGTTGCCCCCTTTTTTTGATTATCTATAAATAAACAAAAGTTGTCCCAGACAAATGAGAACCAGAAGTTTTAGAGAATTTAGAAGTCTAACGGAATCTTCCATCAATAGGATTCGTTCTAAGTCCGAGAAGGGTGGGATGGCGATTCTTTCTGGGCAGCGTGGAGATAAGTCCAAGAAAGAGAATAAAGAGAGAAGTAAGAGACTAGAAAGAAGGATCAGAGGTGCTGGTCTACCTGGTCCCACTAAGGTTGATGGTAGATACACTGAGAACCCTGGTACTGATAAGGAAACTAAGGTAGCTGAGAAGTCTCACGTAGTCTCATCTGGTAAGAAAGGGAAGCGCAAGTTCAAAAAGACAGTTGAGAAACTGGGCACTGAGGCTGGACTTAAGGCGAAAAGGAATGTAAAATCAGATAGTGACAAGGACGATCAGGACTCAGTACTCATCCAACGAAAGAAAGGTGGATCTGCTACACTCAAAGGAACCTCCAAGCATACAGACTTCCCTGGGAAGGGTAAGAACGTAAAAGTCGGCAAGATGAAGCCTGGACGTACCGGAGAGTTTGATACTAAAATTAAGAACAAAACTTTTACTTATGAAGAAGACTAAATTTCCCCTTCAACATCTCGTGAATGAGGAAAACCGAGAAGTATGGATTGTATGTACCAGTGCTATCACTGCTATGGGCATTCCATCAATAACTGAGAAGTTCTACCCTGGATACAAACCTTGTATCTGTACTCCAGACTACTTCGAAACTCTGAAGGGGACATAAGTCCTCTTTTTTTGTGTTATAATAAATTACATACTAACATTAAAATGAACAATGATTATGATAGGGATTCTACTTCCCCAGCAGGTACTAACGAGGCAGCTGAACTGATGACAGAATCTATTGACCTTATGAGTAACCCAGATCTAGTGGTTAAACTAGTTCTACTGAAGAATAACGACACTATTATTGCTGAGGTTCGTGAGAGTATTGATGGGAGTAGTGTTCAACTCATTGATCCTCGTGTAGTTCTACTACAAGCAGCAAGACCATCTGATGATGGACAAACTACAACGACTGCTATTTCATATACCGACTGGTTGCCTTTGTCTGAGAGTAGAAACTTCACTATTAGTGGGGATTATGTAGTTTTAATCACCGATCCTATTGAAAGTCTAGTTCAAAGTTACACACAGGCACGACAAAATGGATGAAACTATTAGAGTATTGCTCCTGAATAACGGAAAGGTGCTTATCAGTAAGATAGAAGAGATAGGAGGTGCTGATATTGGTGAACCAGACTGCCTTCTCACGGACCCAGTATGGTATAATGATGAGGTGGAGGAAATGACTGAAGGATTCAAACGCTTTCCTGGTAGAGGAATCACACCCGATACCAAGCTGGCTATCTCTTCTGGCAATATCCTGACTCTGGTTGCCCCAGATAACAAACTCCTCAGTGAATACCTCGTGTTTATTAGTGATTAATGTCTAACAAGTTCTACACCAATGTTCAGCTTTATGGTAACAACATCCTCCTACGCGGGTATGAGAACGGAGAGAAGTTCCACACTAGGGAACAATACTCTCCCACATTATATGTGAGTTCTAAGAAACCCAGTGAGTGGAAAACACTCACGGGTGAGAGTGTTCAGCCAGTAAAACCTGGATCTATTAGGGATTGTAGGGATTTCATCAAGAAGTATAAAGATGTAGAGAACTTTAATGTGTTTGGTAACGAGAGGTTTGCCTTCCAATACATTGCAGACAACTATCCTGGAGAGATTCAATATGATCCCCAGTTGATTAATATCCTAAGTTTAGATATTGAGGTTGAGTCTGAGCATGGTTTCCCAGATCCAGAGTCTGCTAATGAGGAAGTACTACTCATTACTATTCAGGACTATGTTACCAAACAAATCATTACTTGGGGTCAGATAAAGCATGGGGAGTTTGATAACAAACAGGAGAATGTAGATTTCCGTCCTTGTGAGAGTGAGTACCATCTCCTGAGTGCCTTTATTCAGTGGTGGCAACAGAATCCACCTGATGTTATCACTGGGTGGAACATTGACTATTATGATATTCCATACCTAGTCAGACGTATGAAAAGAGTGTTGGGTGATAAACTAGCAAGCACTATCTCCCCTTGGAAGTTTGTAACGGACGAAGAACACTTCTTCAAAGGTATGAATAAACTATACTACAATATCGCTGGTATCACCCAACTAGACTACCTAGTTCTATACACTAAGTTCACATATACCAACCAAGAGTCATATAGACTAGACCATATTGCTAATGTGGAGTTGGGTCAGAAGAAGTTAGATCACTCTGAGTTTGAAACATTCAAAGACTTCTATCGCAAAGGTTGGCAGAAGTTCGTAGAATATAACATTGTTGACGTGGAACTAGTTGACAGACTGGAAGAGAAGTTGAAACTCATTGATCTTGCCATCACTATGGCGTTTGATGCAAAAGTGAACTTCCAGGATGTATTTTCACAGGTGAGACTATGGGACACTATTATCTACAACTATCTCCGTGATAGGAACATTGTCATCCCCCAGAAGGAACAAACCAGTAAGAGTGAGAAGTTCGCTGGAGCATATGTAAAAGAACCCAAACCCGGTCTATATGAATGGGTGGTGTCCTTTGACCTTAACTCCCTGTATCCTCACCTACTGATGCAATACAACATCTCTCCAGAAACATTGATGGAAGAGAGATGTCCTAATATTTCCATTGAAAAGGTTCTCAATGAAGAAGTAACCTTTGAGATGTATAAAGACTACGCTGTTTGTCCCAATGGGGCAATGTATCGCAAAGATGTGCGTGGATTCCTCCCAACTCTGATGGAGAAGATGTATGATGAAAGAAAGGCATTCAAGAAGAAGATGCTGAAGTCCAAACAAATCCTCGTTGATATCGAGGCAGAAATGAAAAAGAGAGGTGTATTATGAGTTTTCGTCACAAAACCTATGGTGGTGTAGTTCGATATAACCACGAAGAGAAAGTGATCTTTGTTCAACGTAGACTAAATCCACTCCAACTCCACGCTAAGTTTATGGAGAGGATGAGAAGTGAGTATCCAGAGTATAAAGTAGTTACTGAGTAGTGAGTAGTTTAATTGCTGAGATTATGCAAGTCGTTACAAAGACAGGTCAGGAACCCCCTTACCAAAACGAGGAAGATGTGGTAGAATGGCACCAACAGCAGTGAGGTTTTATCGGATATCTGATCGGTGGTGCTGGTGAAGGACCCGATGAGGAGATCATTCAATCGGATAGTGACTATTCCAAACTATCTGATAAACAACTGATCTATCTACGTGGGCAAACTATTAAAGATATTGCGAAGTATCATAACTTCCAACAGGTGAGAAAGATTACTCTAAACTCCGCTTATGGTGCTTTGGGTAACCAATACTTCAGATACTACAAACTGGCGAACGCAGAGGCAGTGACCTTCTCTGGTCAGTTGAGTATTCGTTGGATTGAGAACAAGATGAATGGATTCATCAATGATATTCTAAAAACAGAGGGTAAGGACTATGTGATCGCCTCTGATACTGACTCTATCTACATTAACTTTGGTGATGTGGTGGATAAGTTCCTGAAGAAGTTTGATGGTGATAAAGAGAAGACCGTATCAATGGTAGATAAGATCTGTAAGGATCAACTAGAACCATTCATTGATAAGTGCTATTCTCAGTTGGGTGAGTATGTGAATGCATACGAACAGAAGATGCAGATGAAGAGGGAGAATATTGCAGACAGGGGTATCTGGACAGCGAAGAAGAGATATATCCTGAACGTGTGGGATAGTGAGGGTGTTCGCTATGAGGAACCCAAACTGAAGATGATGGGTATCGAGGCAGTGAAGTCCTCTACACCTGCTCCTTGTAGAACTATGATCAAGGATGCTCTCCGTATTATCATTGAGAAATCTGAGGATGAAGTCATTGACTACATTGATGATTGTAGGAAGAAGTTCAAACAGATGACACCAGAGGAGATTGCGTTTCCTCGTTCCGTTAGTGATATGATCAAGTTCCGTTCTGGGACAACAATATATGCTAAGAGTACCCCTATGCACGTGAGAGGTGCGTTATTATTTAATCATTACATTAAGAAGGAGGGGTTGGAGAATAAGTATTCTCTCATCAATAGTGGTGAGAAGATCAAGTTCTGCTACCTCAAGATTCCTAATCTAATTGGTGAGAATGTTATCTCATTCATCTCCGACTTCCCTAGGGAACTCAAGTTGGAGAAATACATTGACTATGATACCCAATTCAATAAAGCATTCCTAGATCCACTCAAGATCATCTTGGATGCTATTGGTTGGAACTGTGAGAAGCAGATGTCTTTGGAATCATTTTTCACCTGATATATAAAACCCCCAGATGATCACCAATGGAAAAACAAAAGTTAGCAATGGATTTATTCATTGAGTCTGTAATCAAACCAGACAGTGACCTTAGGGGTCAAGCATCAGAACAGGGTTGTCTAGAAGAACTTTTACAAATCCGTGATGATGTGATAAAATATCTTTATAACGAGAGGAAAAACTAGTTTATGGCATTATCCCAGTCAGTGGAGAATTCCCTCAAGGAGGCAAGTTCGTCTCTGAGGAATGCTCTTGCTTTTGCTGCCAGACAGGAAAGATCCCATACCTGTCAGCATATTGCTAAAGTATTGAATGATATAGATCTCATTCAGAGAACAGATGAGATGTTTGATACCCTTGATAGTATCAAGGATGGTAAGGGTGGTAGTAACCCATTTGGTAAATTTGGTTTTGATGAATGATGGATTTCTTAAAGGATATTGTAAATGAAATTGGTGGTGACTTCACTCAGATTGCCTCAGACATTGAAGAAAACGAAACATACGTTGACACTGGTTCGTTCATCTTTAATGCTCTTGTGTCTGGGTCTATCTATGGTGGCGTATCTGGTAACAAGATTACTGCAATCGCTGGGGAGAGTTCTACTGGAAAGACTTTCTTCTCACTCGCAGTGGTCAAGAACTTCTTGGATACTAATCCCGATGCATATTGCCTTTATTTTGATACTGAAGCAGCAATCAATAAGAACCTTCTGGAGTCAAGAGGTATTGATCTTAAACGATTGGTTGTCGTCAATGTCGTTACAGTAGAAGAGTTTAGAATGAAGGCACTTAAGTGTGTCGATATCTACCAGAAGAAACCAGAAGGTGAACGCAAACCCTGTATGTTTGTTCTAGATTCTCTGGGTATGTTGTCCACAGAGAAAGAAATCAACGATGCTCTGAATGACAAGAACGTCCGTGATATGACTAAATCACAACTCATCAAGGGGGCATTCAGGATGTTGACCTTGAAACTAGGTCAGGCTAAGATCCCAATGATTGTTACTAACCACACCTATGATGTGATTGGTGCCTATGTTCCTACTAAGGAAATGGGTGGTGGTTCAGGTCTCAAGTATGCCGCCTCTACTATTATTCACCTCTCTAAGAAGAAAGAGAAAGATGGTAAGGATGTTATTGGTAACATTATCAAGTGTAAGACCGCAAAGTCCAGACTCTCCAAAGAGAATACAGATGTAGGTGTTAGACTATTCTATGATGAGCGTGGGTTGGATAAGTATTACGGTCTCCTAGAACTTGGTGAGACTGGTGGTATGTGGAAGAACGTTGCTGGTCGTTATGACTTAGGTGATGGTAAGAAGATCTACGCTAAAGAGATACTAAAGGATCCAGAGAAGTACTTCACTGATGAAGTTATGGAGAAACTAGATGTTATTGCTAAGGGAACATTCTCATATGGTGCGTAATGGATCTGAATGTTGAATATGGTGCTGAAAGTCTTATTGTATGGAGGGGAAATTGTACTCTCCCCCATACTGAAGTAGATGATGTCATCTCTCGCATAACCAGTATGGGGGAAACTAGGGGTTCTAATGAATCTGAATTTGGTGAAATCTACAGCACATATTTTGTTGAAGATATACAAAAGAGACCCGAAGTTGTTTTTCTAGATCTGTATAGAAAGATTGTATCTCAGATGGCAATTGATATGTGCTTTTCTGAATCTGTGTTCTCACTTGACTATTGGTGTCAGGTTTACAACGGGAGTCATAGGACACATATGCACTTCTGTGGATCTGTACCTTATTCTTTTGTTCATTTTGTTAGACCCACTGAAGATAGATGTTTCTATTTTTGTGGATCTAACGGGCAAAAGTATTATCCAAGACAGAATCCTGGCGATATTATCACCTTTCCTTCCATGGCACTTCACGGAATCGATCCCAGTTATGGTACAACGAGAATGACCATAGCTGGAAACTTAATATTCTCTAATATTAAAACACCAGATAGTGATATCTTCACAAATATAACACGAATTAGAGACGGATTGTACACTACTGAGTATTTTAATAGATCGGGTGGGACATACAAAATATGAGTGAATACATCAAACACTATAGGGGAGTTCTAACAGATGCATCTTGTGATGTTCTATTTTATCTTAATGATAATTTCACAGGTGGACAAACAGAGTTCTTACCTGGTATAATGGTAGAACCTGTGAAAGGTTCAGTAGTGGTATTTCCACCTAACTGGAAACACCCTCATTGTGGATTACCAGTGGAGACTGGTAACAAATATATTATGTCAACTTATCTAAGATACGTTTAATGGATCGAATTGAGAATTTAATACTAAGATCACTCTCACACAGTGAGGGGTTTTCTAGGAAGGTTATCCCCTTCATCAAACCAGATTATTTCCACGATAATGCTGAAAGAGTTCTCTTCGAAGAAATTGCACAATACATTGTTAAGTA